GTTTTTCCCAGCATATCCATTTATACAAGCAGGTTTAGCAGGTGCATTTGCTGCTACTAACATTGCAAAAATATCACAAACACAATTTCAAGGTGGTAAACAGAATGTAAATGCTTCAAATGCTCCTTCAGGTGGAAATGCACAATCAATGACACCACAATTTAACGTAGTTGGTGGTAATCAAACATCACAACTATTACAAGGTTTATCTGCACAACCACTTAAAGCCTATGTTGTTGCAAGTGATATTACAACTGCTCAAATGTTGGAGCAAAAAGCAATTAAAACAAGTGTATTATAATTAAGTTATATAAGTATGTTACAAGAGGTAGAATTAAAAATAGAAGATGCGAAAGATGGTGTTTTCGCTATTTCACTGGTAGAGAATCCTGCAATCGAAGAAGATTTTATCGCATTATCTTCTGAAAAAGTAGAACTAAAAGTTATTGATTCTGAAAGAAGGATTGTAGTAGGCTTTGCTTTAGTACCTGATAAGAGAATTTATCGTGTTTTGAAAGGCAAAGAATTCAACATTTATTTTTCTGCTGATACGATTAGAGAAGCACAGGAGCTATATATGAAGCAACTTAATCTACAAAACTTCACACTTGAACACGAGAAAAACACGGATGGAGTATCAGTAATTGAAAGTTGGATAGTAGAAGACGCTAATAACGATAAATCAAACTTGTACAACCTAAATCCTAAAGGTGGAGAGTGGGTAGTGATGAGTAAGATTGATAACGATAAAGTATGGCAACAAGTAAAAGACGGAACTTATAAAGGTTACTCAATCGAAGCAATGTTTAGTGGTCTTGAAAAGTTAGGACTATCAAAAGACGAAGAACTTTTAGAACAAATCAAGGAATTATTAAATCAAATATAATGGCTAAAAAAGTAAAATTAGAAGGGTTTGGCGAAGTGTTAGAACCACAATTAAAAGACTATTTAGAGGAATCAAAAGGTCAAGGATTAGGAAGTCTAATTACAGGCGAACCTGACGAGATAGTAAACGAAAATGAAACAAGGCAATTGTAAGTAAGTTAAATAAGTAAATAGTAATAGTATGAACAAGACAACAAAAATCTTAAACGAAGTAAAGACACTACTTGGGATGGAAGTAAAACTTGCTCAGATGAAACTTGATAACGGAACTGTATTAGAAGCAGATGCTTTTGAAGCAGGAAACAATGTTATGATAGTTACAACTGATGGAACAGTTGCACTACCTATCGGTGAGTACACTTTAGAAGATGGTCGTGTATTAGTTATTGAGCAAGAAGGAGTAATAAAAGAAATCAAAGACGCTCAAACTGAACAGCCTCAACCTGAAATGGAAGTAGAAGTAGAAGCATCTGAAGAAGTATCAGAGCCTACTGCTAAAAAAATCATTGAGACAATTTCTAAAGAAAGTTTTTTCTCGGAAATTGAAGCATTGAAAAAAGAAAACTTAGAGTTGAAAGAGCAACTTGTAAAGTTGAGTGAGGTAAAAGAAGAAGTAGTAGTTGAAAGTAACGAACCTGCTGCTGAACCTATCGCTTTCAATCCTGAAAATAAAAAACCTGTACAGTTAATGCAGTACGGAAAAAACAGACCTAAAAATATTATGGATTCTGTATTAAATAAAATAGTTAACAATTAATTTAAAAAAGTAAAAAAATGGCATTATCAATTACTACTACTTACGCTGGAGAGTTTGCAGGTAAGTACATCGCAGCAGCATTATTGTCTGCACCAACAATCGAAAACGGAGGAGTAACAGTTATTCCTAACGTTAAATTTAAGCACGTTATTCAAAAGTTTGCAACTGACTCAATTGTTAAAGATGCTACTTGTGATTATGACAATTCAGGAACAGTTACATTAACTGAAAGAATCTTACAAACTGAAGATTTCCAAGTTAATATGACTTTGTGTAAAAAGACTTTCCATTCAACTTGGCAGTCTATGGAGATGGGATATTCTTCATTTGACCAATTGCCTACATCATTTGCTGATTACTTGATTGCTTATGCTGCTGAAAAAGTTGCTGCATCAATGGAGTCTACTATTTGGGTAGGTGTTAATGCTAATGCAGGAGAATTTGCAGGTATTTCCACTCAAATTGCTGCTGATGCTGCTTTGCCATCTGCACAAGAAGTAGCAGGTACATCGGTAACATCTTCTAACGTTATCGCACAACTTGGTTCGTTAGTTGACGCTATTCCTGCTCGTTTGTACGGAAAAGAAGGTTTGAGATTGTATGTTTCTCAAAACATCGCTAAAGCTTATGTAAGAGCTTTGGGTGGTTTCGCTGCTTCAGGAGTAGGTGCTAATGGTGCTAACAACGAGGGTACAATGTGGTACGCTAACGGAGCATTGTCTTTCGATGGTATTCCTGTATTTATGGCTAACGGAATGGCTGCTAACACTGCAATCGCTACAACTGTAGACAACCTTTATTTCGGATGTTCTTTGCTTTCTGATTTGTCAGAAGTTAAAGTTTTGGATATGAGTGATTTGGATGGTTCAAACAACGTAAGAGTGATTATGAAATTCGCTGCAGGTGCTACATACGGATGGGCAGAAGATGTATGTACATATGGCATAACAAATTCTGCGAACTAATATTAACCTATTAATTATCGAGGGTGGTGGAATATCTGCCGCCCTTTTTTTATAAACTTTAAATAATTTAAAATATGGCTTGTGATATTTCTTGGGGTAGAGTTTTACCTTGTACAGATGCAGTAGGTGGATTAGATGCTATCTATTTTATTAATGAAGATACTTTAGGTGTTGTAACACTGGGAAGTGGAGATACTGAAGATGTGATAACATCTATTGTTAATGCTGACGGAACTACAAATATTTATAAATATGATTTGAAAGGTACATCTACCTTCAATCAAGTGATGAATTCATCTCGTGAAAATGGTACTACATTCGTAGAGCAAACACTTGTTTTAAATATACCTGTAATGAGTTCTATTTACCACAAACAATTTAAGTTACTTGCTTGGGGTAATCCTAAAGTAATTGTTCGCACAACATCAGGAAGTTTCTTTATGATGGGCTTAGAGTTTGGATGTGATGTAACTACAATCAATGCAAATAGTGGTGCTGCTATGGGCGATATGACAGGATACGAAGTTACTCTTGTTGCTCGTGAGAAAACTTTTGCTAATTACATTAATGCTACTACAGAATCAGGTATGATTAGTTTGGTAGATGGTAGTTTAATTACGGCTGATTAATATCTAATCAACGATAAAAGAGGGATGCAGAGATGTATCCCTTTTTTTATTTAAAACAAAAACACGGAGTATAAGTTATATAAGTATATGATTATCCTAAAAGAGCAAAATACATCGCAGACTTTTAAGTTTATTCCAAGATATTACACTGGAGTGAATTTACGTTTAGTCAATGAAAGTAGTGGTCAGGTATATAGTTATAACGTATCTCCTGAACGTATCGGATATTACCATCAGATTACACACATCGTAGATACTAAAGAAGGTAACTTTTACTCACTTACTATATTCGATGACGATGCGAATGTAGTTTATAAGGATAAGGTGTTTTGCACAAATCAAGAAATCACTGAATACACAATTAATAAAGATGAGTACGTACAAAAATCATCTGACAACGAATTTATAATTTATGAATGATATTCACGTTATCAATTTAAGCCAATACACACAGCCTAAAATTGTCGAAAGCAAACGTAATGAATGGGTAGAATACGGAGAGCATAATAAATATTATGATTTCCTTATTAACTGCTATCAAAATTCAACTACGAATAATGCTTGTATAAACAACATTTCACGATTGATTTATGGCAATGGCTTAAACGCTAAAGATGCAGGAAGGAAGCCAAACGAATACGCACAGATGAAGATGCTATTCGGTAAAAATATGCTTCGTTCTGTTATTATGGATTTGAAGATGTTAGGTAATTGTGCATTTCAACTTATCTATACAAAGGACAGAAAGAAAATAGCAAAGGTAGAACACATACCGATGAATCTTTTAAGACCCGAGAAGTGTGATGAAAAAGGCAAAATAAACGCTTACTACTATTCGGATAATTGGGAGGATATTAAACGTTATACACCTACACGAATACCCACTATGGGAACTTCATCAGAAAGTATTGAAGTGTTGGTGTTGGGTCATTACTCAGTAGGTCAGAAGTACTTTAGTTTTGTTGATTATTTGGGTGCCTTAGACTATTGTGTAGCAGAAGAAGAAATAGCATTATATCTAATTAACGAGATTAAAAATAGTTTTTCTGGAACAAAGGTCATAAACTTTAATGGACTTGTACCAACAGAAGAACAACAACAAGAAATCACTACTAAAGTGATGAACAAGTTGACAGGCAGCACAGGACAGAAAGTTATTGTTTCTTTTAATAATAACAAAGACTTGGCTACTACTGTTGAAGATATAAGCCTAACAGATGCACCAGAGCATTATTCATGGTTAGCAACAGAAGCACGTGACAAGATATTGAATGGACACAATGTAACGAGTTCAATGCTTATAGGAATCAATCAAGGAGGACAGGGTTTCAGTTCTAACGCTGATGAAATAAAAGTTGCTTCTGCTTATTTTTATAACACTACGATAAAACCATTCCAAGAACTTATACTTGATGGATTAGACCAAATATTATCTTTTAACGGTATTTCACTTGACTTATACTTTGAAAGATTGACTATTATAGACCCTACAGAAACTACAGTCAATATGAGTAGTGATGTAGATTTAACAGATGAGGTAGGAGATAGCATCCTTGAAGAATTGCAAGGGGAAGCAATGGGTGATGAATGGGAAGTAGTAGATAAACGAGAATATAAAGATACGAATTGCAGTATTGACGAATGGATTCAAGAACACGAACCTAAGAAATCAATGCTTACTAAACTTGCTGATTATATTACTTCGTTTCCTAGTAGAGATTCAAACTTAGACAAGTCAGTTTACAAGGTGAGATACGAGTATTCTGCACGATACAATAAAGACAAAACACGAAGATTCTGTTCTAATATGATGAGTAGAACTGCAAATGGTGTAGTTTATCGTTTAGAAGACATTGACAAAGCAAGTAGAGCAGGAGTGAATAAACAATTAGGTCATAAAGGAGAGCCATACGATTTATTCAAGTTCAAAGGTGGTGTAAATTGTGGTCATTATTGGAGTGAAGTACTTTATAAACTAAAGACTAAAAAAGACGGAAAAGGCTATGTAGAAGATAAGGCATTGAGTTCTTCTGAAGAAGTAGCAAGTATACCAAAATCATACAAGCCAAGACCTTACGGTACTACTGAAAGTAAGATAGCACCTATTGATATGCCTAACAATGGGCATCACCCAAATTACGGAAAATAATATGGCACAAGCATTATTTGTAACAACAGAAGATATTAAAAAATTCACTGCATTAAATGGCAATGTAGACCCTGATAAGTTCATTCAATTTGTCAAAATAGCACAAGATACACATATACAGGAATATTTAGGCACACGTCTATTTATGAAGATAAACGATGACATTGTTGCTGATGACTTAGCAGAGCCTTATACATCTCTTTTAACGACATATATTAAGCCTATGGTAATACATTGGGCATTATATGAATATTTACCGTTTGCGAGTTATCAGATAGCAAATAAAGGTATTTATAAAGGTGGTAGTGAAACAAGCGAAACTGTAAGCAAAGAGGAAGTTGATTATCTAATCAATAAACAACAGAGCATTGCACAACACTATACAACAAGATTTAAAGACTATATGTGCTTCAATCAAGCATCATTTCCTGAATACTACGAAAATGCAAATGGTGATATGTTTCCGAACCAAAACACGATTAATTATGGCTGGTACTTATAAACCAAAACAGAGTAATATAATTAAATTACAGG